CGCAAATGGCAAAAATCGACCGGATCGTCAATGTGGCGATCTCGCTGAACACCACGGCGATCAAGGAGCAGAACTTCTCTGACATCCTGATCCTTGGCGCGCATGCGCTGGCCGTCAACCGCGTCTTGGTGGTGACCGAGCCGGGCGAACTGCTGGATCTGGGCATGTCGCCGAACGATCCTCTGTACATCGCCGTGCGCGATGCCTTCAAACAGATCCCGACTGTCGCTCGCGTTTTCGTGGGCCGCCGTCAAGTGGATGCGTCGCGTATTTCCGTGACGCGCGCCGCCGTGGCCGACTACGCCGTCTCGCTGTCGTGGCGTGATGCCGCTGGCGCCGTGCAAAAGGTGGACGTGAACGTGTCGGGTCTGGCCGAGAGCACCCCGCAGACGATCGCCACCGCGCTGGCCGCCGCCATCGCCGACACCGATGCGCCGGTGACCGCTACCGCAACGGGCGCCGACGTTGCCGTGACCGCCAGCCAGACCGGCCAGGCCGTCGCTATCGCCGTAAAGGGCAATGTGCAACTGGCCGCAGCGGTCAGCACCGAAACCCCGTCGGCTGCGTTGAACGCCTGCCTGCGCGAGAACGGTGACTGGTACGGCGTGTCGTTGGCCAGCCGTGTCGAAGCTGACGTGTTGGATGCCGCCGAATGGGTGGAATCGAACGAGCGCCTGTTCGGCGTGTCCAGCGCACAGGCCGGCATCATCGATGCCGCCGTGTCCAGCGACATCGCGTCCCAATGCCAGCAGAAGCAGTTCTTCCGCACGCACGTCTGGTACCACGGCCAAGCCGCCAGCGAAGCGCTGGATGCCGCCGTCGCCGCCAACCGCTTCACCTTCTATCCGGGCGGTGAAACGTGGGCGAACACGCGTCTGTCGGGCGTTACCTATGACAGCCTGACTGAAGGCCAGGCGCTGGCCGCGCACGCGAAGAACGCCAACACGTTCGAGCAGATGCGCAACTTCGCCGTGACGCAGAACGGCAAGGTCGCCGCCGGCGAATGGATCGACGTGATCCGCGGCCGCGACTGGCTGGCCGAACAGGTGAAGATCAACGTTGCTTCCCAGCTGATCAACGCGAACGGCAAGGTGCCGTACACCGACGCGGGCATCCAGATCCTGGTCAACGGCATTCGCCAGGCGTTGCTGCTGGGCCAGAGCCGCGGCCTGGTCGCACCCGACGAGATCGACGACGCTGGCCGCAAGATTCCCGGTTTTGTCATCAATGTGCCGCGTGCCGCCAGCGTGTCCACCAACGACAAGGCCAACCGCATTCTGCGTGACCTGACGTTCAGCGCCCGCCTTGCCGGCGCCATCCATGTTGCCGAAATCAAGGGCAACCTCACCTACCAACAACTGTAATCGAGGCCTACTCATGTCCGTCAAAACTTACGCACCCAATCAGGTGAAGATCGTGATGGGCGCGCTGCCCATCTCTGGCCTGGCCGAAGACACCTTTGTCACCGTGACCGAAATCGGCGAAGGCATCGCCTCTGTCGTCGGCGTCGATGGCGAAGTTGCGCGTTCGATGTCGCGCGATTCGCGTCTGCGCATCACGCTGACGCTGATGCAGACCAGCGCCAGCAACGCCGCATTGACCGCGCTGCATCAGGCCGACCGCGCCACCGATGGCAATGGCGCCGTGCCGATCTCGGTGACCGACTTGCGCGGCACGTCGCTGCACGCTTCGGACTCGGCATGGATCGTGAAGATGCCCGACGCGGGCTACGGCGCCAAGGTCGGCAGCCGCGAATGGTCGATCGAGACCGGTCCGGCCATCAACGTCATCGGAGGCAACACCTGATGAGCGCCGTCAAGGAAGTGACCATCGGTTCGACGGTCTTCCGTGTCTCGCGGTTTGATCCGTTTCGTCAGTTGAAACTGTTGGGCGACCTGCAAAAGGAAGTGCTGCCGGCCGCAGGCTCGATGCTGACCGCCGTGTTCGGCGGCGACGGCGCGGCGCAGGAACGCGACGAAAAGGCGATGTTGAACGCCTTTCGCGAACTGTCGGTCAAGCTGGGCGGCGACAGCCTGGCCAGCTGGGCCGAACGGCTGATCGACGCGGAACTGGTCAGCTTCGAGCTGGCTGGCCGCGAGCCTCAGAAGTTGACGCCGGCGCATCGCGGTCTGGCGTTTGCGGATTACGCCGAAATCCTGGAGCTGTTGTTCCACATCCTTGAGCACAACTTCGCCGGCCCTTTGGCGCGTTGGGCCGGCCGCTTTGGTCCGGCCCGCGCCAAGCTGGCGAGCCTGTCGGGCGGTTCGACGCAGGCTTCGAAAGAGAGTTGATCATCTGGCGGCCCATCCTGGCCCGCCACGTCAGCCTGGACGCCGTGAAACGCGGCGATGTCGACCTCCTGGACATCCTGAAGCTCAATGCGCTGATGGATGCCCAGGAGGCGGCCCAGGCTGCGGCAGAAAACAAGGCGAGGTAACGATGACCGTTGTACGAGAACTGGTAACGCTGTTGCGTTACCAGGTGGATGATTCCGGGCTGAAAACGTATCAGCAGGCGTTCCAGACGATGTTGTCTGCGATCGTGCGAGCAAGCGCTCAGGCCAGTGCGGCCATCAACCAAGCCTTGGCGGGCGCGCTGCCGTCGATGACGAACGCGCAGCAAACGGTGGGCGCCATGGTGCAGTCGCAGCGGCAGGGGGTATCGGCCGCGCGGCAACACGCCACGGCGTTGGGCGGCCTGCGAGGCGTTGTTGCTCTGACGCTGGGCGGTTCGCCCTTGAAGCGCATCTTGAGCGACATCGACGCGTGGGCGCAGACGCAGATGCGTTTGCGTCAAGCGGCGGGATCAGACGCGCAAGCGGCCGACGCCGACGGCGACCTGGCGCGCATGGCGCGCACCAGCCGCACGCCGTATGCCGATAACGTCGATACGTATGCGCGCACTCGGCAGGCCCTGGAAGATCAGGGGCACTCCAGCATCAACGCGTCCAGCCTAACCGAGGCGGTCGCGTTGGGCATGAGCTTGTCGGGCGCACCTGCGCAAGAGCGCAGCGGCGTCGTTGCATCGCTGCTGAAGATGATCGAGCAAGGCCAGCTGGGCTTGGAGGAATACAACACCTTGCCCCGGCGCATGCAGGATGCGCTGGCCGCGGGCTTGGGCGTCAATCGTGGCCAGTTGCGCGAGCAGGTGCTGGGCGGGCAAGTGACGGCCAGCCGCGCCTTGCCCGCGCTGGAATCGCAGTTGCCCAAGATGCGGGCGGAAGCAGAAAGCGCGCCGGCGTCGATCACCGGGGCGATGACGGTGTTCAACGACGCCATGCAGCGCTACTTTGGCGAGACGCTGCCGATGGGCCGTACGGTGCTATCGGCGGTGACGGCATCGATTCAATTCCTGGCTGAAAACATCGACGCCGTCGTCAAGCTGCTGGCGTTGGCAGGGACCAGCATCGGTCTGGTCACGCTGAGCAACTGGCTCCGCCAAGCCACCGTGCAGTCTGGCGGCTTGCTGCGATCTTTGGTCGCCGCCACCCGCGTGGCGTTGGGGCTGGATAGTGCCATGGCGCTGCGCAGCGGGCCGGCAGGCGCGATGCAGATGTTGTCGGTGTGGACACGGACGTTGGCGCCGATGCTGCGCATGGCTGCGGTGCTGACGACGATCTACTGGATAGGCGAAGACATCGCCAATTGGCTGAGCGGGGGTGACTCCGTGCTGGGCGGCTGGATTGGCGGCGTGGAGCAATGGCAGGATGAGCTGGATGCCGTCAAGGAAGCGGTCGTCTATGTGAAGGATCTGCTGGGCGGCGCAGGCACGGCGTTAGGGCCGTGGATTACGCAGTTCGGAACCGTCGCTGTGCTGCTTTATGGACTGTGGCAGATGCTGTCGCCTATCGGCAGCGTGATCCTGTCCATGGCGAAGATCGCCGTTCCTATGTTGTGGAACGCATTCCTGTACCTGGCCACGACCATCATCCCGATGCTGTGGAACGGGCTGATGTGGGTGGCGACGACGGCGCTGCCGATGCTGTGGAATGGGTTGCTGTACATCGCGCGGTCCGTCATACCGATGTTGTGGAATGCGTTTGCCATGACGCCCATCGGCCGGATCATTTCGGCGATCGGCGTGCTGGCGCTTGCGTTGTGGCAGATCTGGGAAAACTGGGATGTGATCCAGGCCTACATCGGCGCGTCCTGGGATGCGCTGATGGCGATGGCGAATGATTCGTTCCTGGGTCCGGTGCTGGAATACATCTCGGCGATCTGGGCGTTCTGGAGCGAACTCGTCAGTGGCGTCGTCGCCGCGTTCACCGGGGATTGGGACGGCGCCATTGCGCATTGGCAGGGCGCCTTCAGCGGCTTGTGGACGTTCTTCTCAGGCATGGGCGGCCGCATGATCGCCACGGTCAAGGAGATCGGCGCGGCGATTCAGACCTGGGTGCTGGATAAGGTTCAGAAGGCGAAGGAGTGGTTCAAGAGCCTGGTGCCGGGCGGGTCGAAATCTGACAAGCAAGCCGCCGCGACGGATGCGGCAGGGGCCAAGCCGGACCTTCCGCCGGAATGGATGGCGATTGCCAGTGGCGTGGGGGTGCCGTATATGCCGCCAGCGACGGTGGTCGGCCCCGCGCCGAACCTCGGCCGTGGGCAGTTCACGTACCAGAACCGCAACGACATCGTCGTCAACGTGACGGGAGGCGAGCCTCAAGCCGTCAGGAGCGCTGTGGAGCGGGGCGTCGGCTTGGGCTTGCAACGCAACCTTTCCGATGTGGGCAGAACCTTCGACCTGCCGGCCCCCGTCGAAATGGGCGCCTAGGAGCAGCAATGAACTTTGTTTCCATGATCTTTGGATGGAATGGCGGCAGCAGCATTGGCGCGTTGCCGCTGGATGCGTTGGTGGGCGAAAAGACGGCGCTCAACAGCCGCGCCACCTCGTATGCGGTGGAAGACGGGCCGCCGGTGACGGACCACGTCATCCAGGAATCCGAGCAGCTGACGCTTGACGGATGGGTCACCGCCGCCGACATCACCTTGCTAGGCGGCTTGAGTGTGCGGGGCGCGTTGGGTGGCTTGGGCGGGGCGTCAACAGGCGCCGGGCGGTCAAAACTGATCGGCGCCAAGGACGCCTTGCGCAAGATCCACGCAGACCGCCTGCCCATCACCCTTACGACCGGACTCGATGTCTATGAGAACTTCGTGATGGAAAGCTGCTCCATTGGGCGCAGCAATGGCGGCGGTGACCGCTTCGAGCTATCCGCCACCTTCCGGCGCATCCGCAAAGTGACCTTGCGCCAGGCGGACATTCCCCCCGAGAAAACCTCGGGCAGCGCCACGGGCAAGGCTGGCGCGACGAAACAGAACGCCGGCAAGACCAGCGGCGTGCCGGCCACCCCGAAGCAGCAGGGCGGCATCTTCTCAACAAGGCAAATCCCGACATGATCCAAATTGCGATTCCGGACGTGAACGACAGTCTTACCGAAGTCGATCTGGACGGTCTGACCTACTTCCTGCGGCTGTCCTGGAACAGCGAGGCGGAACTGTGGACGCTGTCCATCGAGAACGCCTACAACGAGCTCATCGTCGCGGGCATCGCCGTGTTGCCCGGTACGCCGTTGCTGTCGGGGTACCGGCATTTGACGGTACCGGCTGGCGAACTGGTGGCGCTGGCGCCGGACCGTCGCGACACCATCAGCCGCGCGGCGCTGCCGTCAGGGGAAGTGGCGTTGATTTACGTTGACGCGCAGGAGATGGCGGATGGCCAGGTTTGATCGGGTTTACCGCCTGCTCGTGGGCAAGACCGGCGGGCAGGCGCTGGAGATCGTGCCGCCCATACGGTTGACGTTCGACATCGCCAAGACCGCAGGGGAGGCCCCCAACGACGCCAAGATCACGCTCTACAACCTGGCGGCGGGTACGCGTGGCGCGCTGGAAGAACCGAACCTGCGCTGCGTGCTGTACGCGGGTTATGCCGAAGAGGGCGGCCCGCTGTTGATGGCCTCGGGCAGCGTCGTGTACGCCTACACCCGATTCGCACCGCCGGACGTCATCACGGAGTTGACGGTCAAGGATGGCTATATCGAAGTGCGTGACACAGCGGTGTCGATCGGCCTGGGGCCGGGCGCGCAGGCCAGCGCCATCATCCGAGACATTGCCCGCCAGATGGGGCTGCCGCTCGTCATGGCGGAC